TACCTGATGTCCCGCTCGTGCCACTATAGCCGCTTATGCCCGATGTACCCGACGTGCCACTTGTTCCTGAGTAGCCAGAGATGCCTGACGTGCCAGAAGCTCCTGAGTAACCGCTAATTCCACTTGTACCTGATGTGCCACTTGCTCCCGAGTAACCAGAGATGCCTGATGTGCCACTTGCTCCGCTGTATCCACTGATACCACTTGTGCCCGATGTGCCGCTTGCTCCCGAGTAGCCAGATGTACCCGACGTACCCGATGTACCAGAGATGCCCGACGTACCGCTTGCGCCTGAGTAACCAGAGATACCCGACGTACCACTTGCGCCTGACACACCTGAATAACCAGATGCACCGCTTGCGCCTGAGTAACCGCTTGCTCCTGATGTTCCGCTTGCGCCTGAGTAACCGGAAACGCCTGATGTACCGCTTGCGCCTGAGTAACCGGAAATTCCGCTTGTACCTGAATATCCGCTAATTCCACTTGCGCCTGAATACCCACTAATACCACTTGCGCCTGAATACCCACTAATACCACTTGCACCGGATGTTCCGGAAGTACCTGAGTAACCGCTTGCTCCTGATGTTCCGCTTGCGCCTGAGTAACCGCTTGTGCCTGAGTAACCGCTTGTTCCAGATGTGCCGCTTGCTCCCGAGTAGCCAGAGATGCCTGAGGTACCAGATGTACCGCTAATACCAGAAGTACCAGATGTGCCGCTTGCTCCTGAGTAGCCGCTAATACCTGAGGTACCAGATGTACCGCTAATACCAGAAGTACCAGAGATACCTGATATACCGCTTGTTCCACTTGCACCTGAGTACCCGCTAATGCCACTGATACCAGATGTACCGCTTGCTCCCGAGTACCCGCTAATGCCCGATGTGCCGCTTGCACCTGATGCTCCACTGTATCCACTTATACCAGAAGTACCACTTGCACCCGAGTAACCAGAAATACCCGACGTACCAGAGATGCCGCTTGTACCTGAAATACCGCTATAACCCGAGATGCCGCTGTAACCGCTAATACCGCTTGTCCCTGAGATACCAGACGTTCCGCTTGTTCCACTAATTCCGCTATAGCCAGAGATTCCTGAGTAACCAGAGATACCAGACGTTCCTGAAATTCCACTAGTACCTGATGCGCCGCTTATACCTGAGTAACCACTAATTCCACTGTAACCAGAAATACCAGATGTGCCACTTGCGCCACTAATGCCCGAGTAGCCTGAGATTCCACTATATCCACTAATACCACTGTAACCAGACTTACCTGATGTACCACTAATACCCGAGGTTCCACTAATTCCGCTTGTGCCTGAGATGCCAGACGTACCACTAATGCCGCTATATCCGCTAATACCTGAGGTACCACTTGCTCCAGAGATGCCACTATAGCCAGAGATGCCACTTGTACCTGACAGACCGGATGTGCCACTTGTACCACTGATGCCAGACGTGCCACTTGCACCTGAGTAACCAGATATGCCGCTTACACCAGATGTACCGCTTGCTCCTGAGTATCCCGATGCTCCGTCGGCACCAATAGTCCCGTTAATGCCTGAGTAACCAGATGCTCCATCTGCTCCTATTACTCCGTCGGTCCCCGAGTAACCGCTTGCACCTGAGTAGCCGCTGCCGCCCCACGATGCAACTGTCTTACCAACATAGACCCAGCATCCTAAGTACGCAGGCGCAGTAGAATTATCACGGATAACAACGAAGCCACGCTCGTCCATGATCCAGTCAAGACTTGATAGCGGAGGTATTTCTGTCTTAGTTGCGTCATAAAGAATCGGCCGCCATGTTCCGCCGAACTTCTTTGGGATGATAGACATTACTATGTCGCCTTGCGCATAGTTGAGTCCTGTTAACGGATTCGGCAGTCCTATCAGTCCGTGCCCTGCCGGCACTGTTACTAGATAAGCGTGACCCTCACCTGCGCCGTCCGGAGCGATTGCTAAGTTCTGAGCTACTGTTAGGTAGCTATCTACCTGACCGTTAGTTGCATTGGTGCAAGCAACAATTGTGTTTGCTACTGTTTGTGCCGTTGTCGGAATCGGATCTGTATAAACATCCGATGCCATAATTGTTAGCTGGCTTGGGTTGCCTTCGTTACCTAACGGGAACGTCTTACCTTCGGTATGTGCTAATCCGAATAGTTTCTTAAACGCGGCTTGTGCTAAGGAGTCGGTCGAGAATGCCATGTTATGTGCCTACCACCGAAAGTGTTTCAAGTACGCCTGTCCAAGCAGCAGCAGCAGTGATCCTAATAACAACTACGCTGCCACTTGTTGAAGTAGACTTAGTACCTAACGAACAAACCCAATTGCTCGTTGAAGAGCTTCTTGTTCCGCTTGCGTAGCAACCAATTGCTGTGTCGGCCGTGTATGCTACGTAGCAGTCTTTAAATTCAACAACTGCTGATCCGTTGACTGTAGTATTCGGTGCTAACATTTCCATTGTTAGGTTATTTCCGCTTGCTCCTGTAGCAACAGAAACAAAGCTTGTTGTGCCAGATTGATTTGCTAATGTAAAGGTTAAGGTCTGAACACCGCCGCCGACATAAAAATATCTGATGTAAGTTCTTAATCCGCTTGCGCCTGAATAGTTCGGTTGACCTGTTGAAGGTAAGTATCCTGATGAGTAATTTGTAACCGGATATCTTAATCCGCCGTTGTAAACTTGCAAACCAGTATATCCGGTCGTGCCAGATACAAGTGAGATTGTCGAATCCCACCCGCCGGCGCCGCCTGCTGAATATGAAGTACTTGTTAAGCTAAAGTTCGAAAGCATCCTATACCATTCATCGTCGAAGAACTCACCAACGTCTGACGAGGTTCCTGCTACTGTATTTAAGTAAGCGTTAATCAGTCGGTTTGCAGAAGCAGACTGAACACCTGAATATGAACCGTATGGGTCAGTAGGAGTTATTGTAACTCTTGCGTTAATGCTTCTTACGTTACTTGACGGAACGGTTATAACCTTATCAGTCACTGTCATCGTATTACCAATGGTAGGTGGATTAGTTACACCTGTTACGGTTGCGTCATTCCATGCGATAGATGAATTACCCATCGAATTGCTGTCCGAGGAGGTTATAGCCAATGGGTTCAGTACATATACGTTGTCGAAACAATCTAATCCAACTGTACCAACTTTAAATGTCGATCCTCTAATGTAAAAATTTACTCCGGATAGGTACCCAGTGTTAACAGTTACACCTTCAACTGCTGTAGGTGTGCCCGACACCGTCGGGTTAGCACCTGCATCATTATCGTAGAATACTTCATAGTCGTTCGTAAACTGTGTAGTAAAGCCGCCTTCCCGTTGTATCTTAATCTTGTTGTAGCCTTGTGACAGTTGAGCACCAGTAAGAGTTAAAGTAGCATTTCCTTTTTGCCATTTCGGAAAAGAGTTGTACCAGGTAACTGATGTAACTGATAGTTGGCCAGATGTCCAGGGAGTAGATGTTTGTGTTCCCGCTCGTTGTGCTGTGTTAAAATTAGCAGTATGGTTCACTTCACTTGTTGCTGCACCGTATGCGTTAGTGCCAGTGGCAGCGTACCATCTAGTGTATCCTTCGTCTGCTTTGTTAAACATTGTAGAAGTAGACGGCGTAGTTAAAGTAAATGTAGGGTCGTTAATGATCATACCTGTGTACAACGAACCCGCAGGTAAACCTGTCTTATAGTTCGTATTATTCTGCGACGCGTATCCTGTATAAAGTGTAGTGCCGGACATTGACATATTACCAGCAAGCCCCGAAGCATCTGCCGGCGCTAGGTAACTAAACAGTTCGTTGCAGTCGTCGAGCGCATCAGTTACAGTAGTTGAAGGTGTCCAAGCATTAAGACCGTCGGTCCATAATCCGTCGGTTGGTGTTCCAAGAGGAACAAACGTTCCGTCGGTAACAGCACCAGAATATCCCGAGGTTCCTTGCGGGCCAACTGACCCCGAGTAACCGCTGATGCCCGAATAACCGGATGCTCCGTCGGCGCCGATGGTTCCGTTAATGCCTGAGTATCCCGATGCTCCGTCGGCACCAATGATTCCGTTAGTACCTGAATAACCAGAAGCACCGTCGGCTCCTATCGTTCCATTGGTACCTGAATAACCGGACGCGCCTGCTGGACCTTGGATAGGTCCAAGATTAGACCAGCCGCCTATTCCATCAGACAACCACGCATCGCTTGTGTCAGACGTGACCCATATATCGCCGAATGCTGTACCGCCCGGCAACGATGCGTAGTCTGCTACTGCTCCGTCGATAATAACTGTCGTACCGGGAGTACCTGACACGCCGCTGTATCCGCTTGTTCCTTGAGGGCCGACGATCTGACCAATGTCAGACCACCCACCTGCTCCATCTGACAACCAACCATGGCCGTCATCTAAGGTGATCCATAAGTCGCCGTTAGCTGCTTCACCAGGTAGAGCCGCGTAGTTAGCTACTGAGCCTTGAATAGAAACAGCAACACGGTAGTCTGCTGTGTCAGCTATTAGAACTCCATCTGCTGTTAGTCTGACTAGTCCATCTGTGCCGACCGAAGGTAGCTTAATATTACCTGTCGCTGACAGAGTCAAATCTGTTGTAGATGAAATTGACGCGCTGTGGAAAAGTATGTTAGCAATTTTAGCATTGCCGAATACTGTAAATGTCTCTGTTGTTGAATCGGTGTTCCCGTCAATTGCTACTTGAAACTTAGCAAAGTCTAAATAGAGTAGTGGTGAATTATCAGTCGTGAACTGAAGATCGACACCTTGCCTATCTAAGTCAGAGTATAGTAACGGGCCTGGGACCTTGGTGATTGTCATTGGCGTTAATCCACAATCGTACTGTTAAGATTGTGTAGTACAATAATTGAGACTCCGTCAGCTGGAGCAACAGAAAAAGTTAAGATAGTATTAAGAATGGTGTACGACACTTCCGGGTTCTGAAATACGCCGCCGGCGAATACCATTACTGCTTGGGCATTACCTCCTACATAAGTTGCAGCGTCTGAGAATGACATAGTAAAATCTACTTGGCCACCAGTTGCATTACCTGTAAACGAATCTTTAATAATTTCGACTCTACCGGCTTGGGTCAATTCTCTCCAGGCACCAGAGTAGTAAGCCTCAACTTTAAGTGTGCTTGAATTAAATCGCATGTGACCGTTCTGCGGTGCACTTGGCGCCATTGCGCCGTCGCCTACTTGGAGACGAGATGCGTAGACACCATCTCGAAACTGATAGTTCTTAATTAAACGGCCCATTGTTTACGCTCCCATGTAACTAACTGTAACAATAATTGTGCTAGCAAATGATCCTGCCTTGGCCGCAATAAAGTCTCCGTTAGCTAATACAATCTTTTCTTTGTCTAAGACGTAAGTATCAGCTGCGGTTAAAGGAACGGCTGAGTAAATTAAATTTGTAGCGTCGGCCGTTCCTCCACTTGTAACTAAGTGAAGGTCGAATGTCTGGGCAGTACCAGTATTACAAACATAAATAACCGACGTTACGGATGCTCCACTACTTGTATATACTGTTGTCGGTGAAGCGTTGTTTATTGCTGCGCGAGCTAATGCCATAATTTGTTATCCTAAAATAATTGAAAATGCTAGAGCTTTCTTTTTAGAAATTAGCTCTTGTGTTATCTCTGATTCGTGTGTTACGTAAATACCTGTTCCTCCGCCACCTACTACGTTGCCGTGAACAAGTCCGTATCCAGCTACGTTAGCACCGGGAGCTGTAATTTCTTTAATCTGTAACACTTTCTCTAACTGAAGATTGACATCTGGATTAATAATTACGTTTGTTGCTCCAACTGATGTAATAGTTTTACCGTTTACATCTAAGTTTCCGCCTAACTGAGGTGTTAGATCTTCGACTATGTTCTCAATATAACTAGAACCTGCTCCGATGGTAGCAATGTTACCAAATGTAGACCCGTCGTTTGTCATTTGCCATCTATCAACCGTTTCGTTCCATTGGATGGAAACGTTAGGTGAAGTGCCGCGTTCAACTTCGATACCAGAATCTAACGACGGAACACCAGTTACACCAGCGTTCAACGTAATGAAATTGTCGTCGATTAACGTGTCAGTTGAATGGATTGTTGAGCTAGTACCTCTCACGGTTAAGTTACCGTTAACTGTTAATTCAGCATTGTTAGACGCTAGTTCACCGATTGTAAATAGCGTCGGAGCTGCATTAGCAGTAACTACAAGGTATTCTATGCCTTCGGCAAGTTTTTTAACTATTCGCGCCATACTCTTTTTCCTATATCAATGTATTTATCCCAACATGAAAAAGGCAAAAATTCAGACGCTACTTTTCTATCCCGTACGAATAAGCGTGGTACATTAACAAGAAGGTTTCAAGTAAGGCATAAAAGCCAAGTTGATACTGGTCTAAGCTGTCTTTTACTGCTCGCAGACGTCTGTATTCGACCGCACTAATGCCTGCTAGGAACTTTATCTTGTCAAACATTTCTAACTGAGCATCAATCGAGGAATAAGCGTCAGGTAACTTACCTCCAACGACAACAGCATACATAAAAATATAACAAGGTGAAATCTCGTGGAACGCTTGTTCGCAAAAATCTCGCTCTTCGTCGTGCAGCATATCTACATATTCAAAAGTTGGCATTAGTATGTCGAGTGTAGCTTTAAATCTCTTTAAGAGTTCTTCTTTATTTTCCATCTAGTATTTATTTTGGCAGAATATTTGCTCAAGAAAAAGCACTCCGAAGAGTGCTTTTCTTTTTGATGCGTTTGCTTCGATTTACTGGAATGTGAGGTTCTGAACAGCGATCTCACCAAGGTAATCACCTGCGTTACCTAAGCTAGATGCTGTGTTTGTTAACTCAACATAGCCATAACGTGTCATAAAGCCAACGACCGGTTCAAAAGTTGCTGGGTCAAGAACAACACCAGAACTCATTAGCGGAACGTATGGGCAGTAGAACGCCGCTGCGTCTGCTTCGCTCGAGCCCTTATAACCAACTAGGACTGGAGTTGAATCGCTTGCGTATGAATCGACATAAACTTTCATTGCGCTGTTCAATGTACCAACAAACTTTGTGTTTGTAGGAGCTTCGAAAGTGCCTTCAGTTGTACGTGCAAATGCCGATGTTGTTGCCGACTGTAGAACTGTTAGTGCAGCTGGGGAAACAACTGCCCAGTTACCAGCGCCACGACGTGTGCGTGTTGCGATTTGGTTAGCGACGCGGTTGACGAGAACTGCTAGTGCTGCGTGTTCGTCACCAACGAATGTTGCTGTACCGCTAACTGCTGCTTGGTTGTAAGTTGCTTCTGTTGCTGCCAGAGCACGTAGCGAGCTAAGAATTTCCTGGTCGATTTCAACCGTGATTTCTTGAGCAAGTGCTGCCATGATTTCTGCCTCAACGTCGAGACCGTGCATAGCTTGTGCGTCTTGTGCTGCTTCAAACGTCCAACGTGCGCTTAATTTGCGAGTCTTTGCTTCAACGACTTGCTTTAAGATCTGCACATTGATACGACGTCCAGGAACGCCTTCAAGTGTTGCTGTGCTGTCAGCACGGCCAGTTGCAGAGCTACCGGAGTAAGCTGTTGCAATCTTGAACGGGCTTAGAGCTTCGTCACCTGCTGCTGTGTCTGTTAATCCACCGTCAGCATTCATTGCATCTGCATAACGAACACGCAGAGTATGAATCTGTGCAACTGGACCTGTCATTGGCTGAACACCAACGATTTCGTTCGCAATAACAGTCGGCATAACTCGACGAATTACTGGAAGAATGACACGGTTAAGCGATGCTACGTTTGCTGCTTGTGTTCCACCGGCTGTAGCATTTTCTGCTAAGTGACGGCGTGTATTTTCTAGAACTACTGACATCGAAGTGCGGCGTGAACCTTGTAAACCTTCTAACAGGGCCTCTTTGGTTTCACCCCAACGACTTTCTAATAGGTTTTGTGACATTTTTATATTTCTCCTAAGATTTTTACTTCAGCCCTGCTAATCGTTTAATAGCGATGACATTATCAGCATCGTATTGAACAGTTGGTTTAGCAGTTTTATCGCCCGTCACTTCTTTACGTCCTTCAGTTAGTGTTTGTGCTTGAGGCTTGGACACTTCCTTCTTCTCGTTAAGAACTGCTGGTAGATACTTATCGTATACAGAACGCAGTTTATTGGTCTGTACATTTTCAAGTAGATCGGACATTATTGATGCCTTTTCTTTGTTGAGCGGTTTTAGCAGTTCGGCTATTACTTGCTTACGCTCAGCAGTTTCTTGAATAACTTTTACTTCACGGTCTTTCGACTCAACTAATTTGGATGCCTTAGTTACAAGTGTCTTTGCCTCTTCTAGTTGACGATTCTTAGCTTTAACCAGTGCGGTTAGCTTGGCAATTTCCTTGTTCTCATTTAAGTGAGTAACAGTGAATTCGCTAGCGAAAGCTTCGAACAATCGACGTCCGAACATATTTTCACGTGCAATTTGAATATCCTCTTTGAGCTGTGTCAATTCAGACTCTAAACTCTTTGTAACAGCTTCTTTAACTAGCACGGCGCTGCGGGAAACAAACGTCTTTTGCATTTCGCCTAACTTCTTCTTGGCACCTGCAATTAAACGAACCTTTGTTTCTACGACGTCTTGCTTGTCTTTAGCAAACTCTTGGATTTCTCCAGCCAGTTGCTTCATAACAAACTTCTCTAGCTTACCTAAGCTTTCGTTTTGAACCTTGCGATCCTTACGTAGTTCTTTGATTTCTTCTGCTAGTTTTTCTGTCATGAACTGATTGAAACGTCCACTTGACTCACGCATGTGCTTCTGAAACTTAACGCGGTCTTCTGCTAGTGCTTGCTTCTCTTCCTTGAACTCAGCAATTTCTACCTGAAGAGATTCTGTTACCATTTTGTCTAAAGCCACAACCATAACTGACTTATCATGCTCGTAACGACGTGCGAATTCCTCACGCAGTTCACTACGTACTTGCTCTTTCGCCTCGTTTATCTGGGCGTCCCAAGCTTCTGTAATGGCCTGTTGAGTTTCCTCATTAATCATGCCGTTTTCAAGCAGAGATTTAATGGCATTATTTGGCATTAACAAACTCCTTATAAATTACTTCTACTTCTTTACTACACTTCAACAATCGCACATCATTTTGCGCGCCTGTTAAAATTCTCATTTTAGTTTTAGTTCTCTAATTAACTTAACAACTTCTTCTTTGAGATACTTTTGTGCTCTAGCATCGCCAGCAATCTCTAGTGATTTCTGACCACCCTTCATATTCATTAAGCCTTCGTAAATAGCTTTTGGATAAGCATTAGGAGCGGAAGGTTGAGCAACTACGTCGACTGTAATGATTTCGAAGTCACTAACATGTCCGTTTGCTTCATTGACGTTTCCACTACCACGGCTCGATACACCTAGCTTTACGCCTGCTTCTAACATTGTCTTGACAAGATTGCCCATCGGAGTAGGAAGAATCTTTAGAGTTCCGAATCCGTTAGGGCCATCCATCCACATGTCAGTAATCATATGTGATACGCGATCTAAGTTAATCTTTAGGTCATCAGGGTGATCAACTTCACCTAGCACTGAGTAACCACCTTTAACTTGTTCCATGATGGTATCAACTGCTTTGGAAATTTCAGCTATGGGGTAAACACGCTGGTTAGCGTTTTTAACCCCACCCTGAATAACGATTCCTTTAAGCTTAAGAGACTTTCCGCCCTTAGCGTCATCCTCAGTGAGGACTTCCATGCGAGCATGGTCAAAGGTTAGGTCTTCTTTAAGATATCGGGACATTAAATATTAACCCTTAAATCCTGGTGTGCCACCTGGGTTGAAAGACTTCTTAACAACAGTCTGGGAACCTGCTGTATCAGCACCTTCCTTTGTTTTTGCTGTTTGCTTGTCTTTGTAGCCTTTTGTATTAGCAGCTGGGCTGTTCTCGTACTTGTCTTGGCCCATCTTCTTCTCGCCTTTGGTGTAAGCATTGCTCGGCTTCTTAGGACCAGTATTGCTGTCACGATCTGACGCAACTCCGCCCTTAGCGATATTAGCAGTTGTTCCGCCCATATCGTTCTTACCGCCAATGTTGATTGACTTGCTGTTGATTGGGGACTTTGTTCCGCCCGATCCAATTGGGTCACCTTCTGTAGGTTTAACTGCTGTAACTTTTTCTACGTATTCACGCATTAAGTCAGCTGGGGATTTACGACCTTCACCGTAGATCGATGCTTCGCCAAACTTCTTACCGTCTGTCTCTGCTTCGTCGTCTAGTTCTTCGCCGCCGACTTCGTCGTCTCCGCCTTCTTCTGCGTCAAATTCGTCGTCTCCACCCATTGAAATTTCGCCGTCGCCTTCTTCATCGCTGAAGTCATCGCCGCCCGTACCGTGCTCTTCTGCTTCGTCGCCCATAAGAGCGTCGAACTCAGCTTTTAGTTCGTCGATAGCATCTTCTAGATCCATAACGCGATCTTCGATTGGGAGCTCTTCGCCACCCATTTCGTCGCCTGCGAAGTCATCACCACCGAACTCGCCGCCGCCCATTTCATCTCCGCCCATGTCGTCACCTGCGAATTCATCTCCGCCCATGTCGTCACCTGCGAATTCGTCGTCTCCGAACTCATCACCTTCTGCTTCGCCGATTTCGTCGCCGTCGATTACATCACCGTGGGATTCGATTTCATTGCCTAAACGCTCTGCGCTGCGGCCTTGCTGTACTGGGGATTCGTCAACTAAACTCTCGTAAATGTCACGGGACTTAGCTACGACGATTTGATGGAATAGTTCTTTAGCTTTTGCTTCGTCCTCGTTAATTATAAATTCTATCAACTGTTCGAAGCGATTCTTGTTATTAGCCATTCTGTATTCTCCTTAAAGGAATAGTCTGTAAAGATATTTACACAGAAGAGAATAAAATGGGGTAATATGCTTAGTTTTTGATTGTTTTTACGGACTATACTCTTATTTATTACATTCCGCCTTCTGTCGCGGCTGGTTTATACTGAGTCGACAACTTAGAAAGTTTAGCCTCGTGTTCGATCGCTTTGATATCATTGATAGCGCGAAGTTTATTTATTTGCCCTAATGTCAATCTGGTTTTACGCAAATCAGACAATTTTAAGATCGTTTGGTCATCTTTTTCTGTAGCGTATCCTGGCGGAGTAGGCTCGACAATAGTAGTTTCGTTCATAAAGAGTTCAGTTACATACATAGATATATTTATCGTTTTTCCTAATTATAGTCCTGCGCCGCCTGGTGCTGGTGCGCCGCCTGGTGCTGGTGCGCCGCCTGGTGCTGGTGCTCCTGCGCCTGCTTCGGCTCCTGCTTCTGTTCCCATATCGGCACCTTCCTCTGGCATTGGTGTAACGTTTTCAATGTCGGCACCTAAGCCACCAGACGATACGCCAACTGCTCGCAAGTTAGGATCTTCTGGTTTGCTTAGTTCTGTCTCAGCATGTTCTTCTGCCCACATCTCTTCATTCTTCTGCATCTCTTCTTCACTCAGTCCTAAGTATCGTTCCATAATGAAACGTTTAGACATGTAAGGGAAACCTTCGACTTGTGTAAATGAACTAATCCTTGCTTGGTCTAAATCAATCTGGCGATATTTTGAGAAGTTTTGTGGCTCGTTAAAACGTAAATCAAACACGCTAGAGTCAATGTTTATACCACGGAATCGCATAAACAACTTGAACTCTTTATCTAATGCTGCTACAATGAGGTTTTGAAGTCGCATACAATACTGGTTAAATCTCCAGTCTTGGATTAGTGCTGTAGTAGATTTTCCGTCGCCGTAAGAGTTTGGAGACTCTTCAAGCTGTGTAGGTAAGTAGCTAGAAGGAATACGCAATCCACGGAACATCTTGTTAGTGAAGAAGCGTAAGTCAGTAATCTCACCTAAGTTGGCACCGCCTGGTAATACCTCAACACTTGATCCGCGGCCTTCAGCAGTTTGTGGGAAGAAAAAGTCTTCGTTCATTGATAACGGATTGTACGCTGAATCAACCATATTGCCGCCTGTACCAGACACCGACGGTATTCTACGTTGGTGGACTTCGTTTTTAACACGCTCAACGAATGCCATAGCTAAGTGAGTTGGCATGTTACCTACATCGATCTTGAACATACGACGTTCTGGTGCTCTTTGAACACGGTAGATAATAACAGCATCTTCGAGCAATTCTTTTTGCTTATAGACCTTGAAGATTGTTTCGAGCACTGACGTACCAAAAGGCCAAGAAGCATCTAATCCTTCAGTTAAACTGATGTGTAGTATGTGTTCAGCGTCAATGACTGATTCGTTTTTAGCATTGCTAAATCTCGATCCAGTGGATCCGCCGCCTCCACCACTAGTGGCGCTAAACGCTCCTGCGGTTCCAGCAGTTACCGGATTGTTAGTGTAAGTGTCGGAGGTAGTTACTGCGGTAACTGTTAGGTTTTGTAAATTTGGGTTAATGTCTTTAAGAACATACTGCTCTGGCTTCTTACCGTCTGATTCATTGACGATAACTTTTGTAACCTTAGACATCTCAGACCACAGCAACTTAAAGTTTTCTGGGTCGCGGATAAAAACCTGATCACCATACTTGATTGTATTGCGAAACACTTTAAAGATACGCTTGTCAAACTCGTTTAGCTTACACCATTGCTGGAGCTGCTCTTTAATGATCTTAATTTCGTTGTCAGTTGGTGTTTCATTGAACTTAATATCAAACGCTGTCCCGTTTTCAATGTTTGGTTGTGTTGAGAATTCTGCTAGAATGTCTAGCGCAGCATTAACTTCGCTATCAGCATCCATTTGCTCGTATTGGTTGTAACGCTCAATACGGTTTGGGTGACCAACGTAAACATCAGGCAAAGTGCTTTGATAATTCTTCATGCCGAACGAGGTAGACACATCTGTCATACTCATTGGGCTCATGTTTCCGCTTATGTTTGCGGTTTTAAAGTGTTTTCTCCAGCTCAAAGTATAATTCCTTTATTTTTCTTTCCGCGTCCCCAACCTAACCCGGCAAGTTTTTTAGTAGCTATTACATCTAACATCTTCTGTCTCTTAGCTTCCTTAACTTCTGGTCGTAATGCGCTTTGTCTATTTTTCTCTATGCGTTCTTCAGAATGCTTAATACCAGTTAAAGTGTTACGTATCTTTTCTTTCGTTTCGTCAGACTGTAATAACTGTGCTTGGCGCATTTTTTTCTTAGTTTCCTCAGATTTCTTAACGCCCATTTTTGCTTTTGATATCCTATTTTTAGTCTCTTCTGAGTGGTGCCATCCGGGATTACAAGCCCATCTATTTACTTTTATATTTTCTAAGATTCCACCGTCGATAATTCGTCCATATTTTTTAATCAACTCCACTTCAATATCAAGAGCTTCCTGATGAGTCAGACCGTGCTGGATAATTTGCCTATATTCTTCTGAAGGAACAATACATTTATGTTTCTCTTTTATCCTTTTACCTGTTCCTTTGCCAATATAATACGGAGTTCCGTCTTCTCTGAGATATTGGTAAACATAATAGGTTTTGTTGTCTGGTGAAATTTTAGTTGCTCCTTGATTGTTTAGTCATTCTAGTATTTATAGCCGATTAGGCAGTATTAGATCGAATATCGCCCGCTATTCTCTTGTGGCTTTCTGACAGATCAACTAGCTGTGTTCTTAGATCATTTGCTTCTTTTGCTAGTTTGTTCTGTTGTTCTACTAAGGCAGACAACTTCTGTAACTCAGCTACTACTGTTGAGCTTACTTCTATCTCTTTAGTAGTGCCCGACTTAGACAATTCAGCTTTTGGTCGATCAAAAGTACTACGGGCATTCTTTGCTGCAATGGCATCCTTGAGTGCCTGGTCTTCCTTAGCAGACTTTGCATCGCTTCCATCTATACTACCTAACCAATTTGCGATTTTCCCCGTTCCATCATCGTTTGTTAGAAAACTGTCATTGATATACTCGCCGGCCTTGTAACCTGCATAACCAGCACCGAGTACAGCAGCAGTAGGGCCCGCTCCTCTAGCCAGGTTTGCTGCTCCTCTTACTAAGCCACCACGAGCAGCACCTCCACTAGGACCTCCGGGGCGTGGAGGAGGACCTATCAACTCAGGCCTCGACCCACCCATTGAACCTATTAGTCCACCTAGTCCGCCTTTGAACATAAACAGGAGTGGTACTAATCCTACCAGTCCCATTGCTAAGTCACTAACCTTACTCATCAGATAACTAAATGGTGAATCCATTTTGTCAATGAGTTTTGTAATCTGATCGTGGGCCTTGACCATCAATTCTGTGTATTTAACAATTCCTTCAGCAGCCTTAACTTCCAACGCTAGTCTGTTCTCTTCACCTTGAATTATCAGATTATTCAATTGTCTCTGTTTTTCTGATTGAGAGTTTAACTGCCCTTGAATCTCCGCCGAGGCTGCTTTGCCTTCTGCGCCACCTTGAATTCCTTCTATAGCCGGAGTAACTGTTTTAATAAAGAAGTCAGCAACCTTTGTAGCAGTAGAGCTGCTTGTTAAAATAGCTGCTGCTGATATTTGCTCCATACTAGACGCAAACGCTTCGCTGCCCATGAGCTCATTGGTCTTACCTGTTCTCTCTGCCATTGACGTTCTGAACTGCTCCATTGTCTTAGTACTATCTTTAGTTGCGGAAACCATTTCATCTACGCTATTACCGAGCTGTCCATTGGTTCCAGCATCTGCTACGTTAAATCCAGTATCAGTCGACACGCCGCCGCGGCCTTGTGCATCGCTAGTTACAAATTTTTGCAAGAAGGCATCACCTAATCCTTGCGCAGCCGCAGTTGCCATTTGAGCTTCAAATCTTGCTCCAGCTTCTTTGTCGCCACCACGTTGCATTCTTAAAATCTTTGCTCTTGCAGCAGCATTAGTAGCAGTTTTCTTAGCCTCTTCCATTTTTGCTTTAGCATCTTTACCTGTAATAGCAGAAATTAGTCTTAGGTTAGCAGCATACTCTTTTGTAGAAGATTGTATGTCAGCTTTGTTAGGATCTACTCCAGAACGGCGCATCTGCGCCATAGTTTTAGCAACAAGTTCGCCTTGCTCTTCTAAGTCATATCCTAAGTTAAGCAACGAACCTTTAAATGTTTTTCCTCCGTCTTTAAAGGCTTTAGCCATTAACTTAAAGCCACCTGTAGCACCCATACCTGCTGCTGATAGGTCTGCTTGGTTTGCTTTAGATATGTTGCTCAACGTTGTCATTGACAATCCCGTTCCGTGAGCTGCATCCCTTAAACCCATTAGTCCGTCGCCAAGTACTACGCCATTCTTCGACAATGATTTAAACGCTTCAAAGCTCTTTTCTATTTCTTTAGCAAAGAATTCAATTTTGAACTTTTCTAATTCAGTAAAAGCCCCCGATGCCAGACTTGCTGCCTGGCCTAATACCATTAGCGCGCCGCCAGCAATTCTGGCTCTACCACCCATGCCCATCATTGCAGTGCCAGCAGTAGTCGCCATACCTGCCATACCCTGGATGCCTGTGTTAGACAGGTCTAAGTCTGCAGACATCATTGAAGCAGACTGTTGTATTCCGTTTGCTCCGCTTTGTATTCCTTTTAAAATACCCGAGTACGCACTAAAAGCTTGTGATGTTAGTTTTATCGCAAGATCTTTTGTGCCTTTAGCTAAGTCTACATATGCACCTTTAACAATCTCAATGTTCTTAATCTGTTGGATCGCCGCTGCTGCGTTTGCTTTAGTTGTCTTGTCTAACCCTTTAGTTAAGTAACCTAGCTCGCGTTCTAATTCACTAGCTTGTTCGGCTAATTCTTCATCAGTTATTAAATTTCTCTTATGTTGATCATGCAGCTTTTTGAGTTGTTCTATGTGCTTATCGGCCTGCTTCTTTCGTTCAGCTTCACTTAGTTTAGCAGCCTTTTCGCGCTTCTCGGCCTCCTTCTGCCAGGAATTCATTGCAGCGTTAAAATTAGCTGAGGTGCCGCCCATGGCAGCTAGCTGTTCAGTTAGGACTTTTACTTGTTCTCGCAGTACGTCGATTTCATCGGCCATGGTTATATGCCCACATAAATAATAGATATGTAGTTAACTATTTATAGGAAATAAAATGTCCACTAATGCTAATCCGCTTCAGAAGCACTTTCGTCGTCCTGCTATCTACGTTAAATTACCGTCTGACGGGCGATGTTGGCCAGAGGGAAGTCTCGAGCTAACAGCAACAGGAGAAATACCAGTTTATCCAATGACAACTAAGGATGAGATCACAATACGCACTCCAGACGCATTATTTAACGGAACAGGGGTTGTCGACGTATTACAGTCCTGCATGCCAAATATTAAAGATGCGTGGAAAATGCCTAGCACAGACGTTGATGCTGCACTAATAGCAATACGCATAGCTAGTTATAGTCCAAACATGGATATTGAGACAAAGTGTATTCACTGTAGCGAAGAAAACACCTACTCAGTTGATCTAAACAATGTACTTCAGAACATTAGATTTCCAAATTACAACGATGTATTATCGGTAGACAACTTAGAGATCAAATTTAAACCTCAAATGTTTTTTGAAGCTAATAAAACAAATCTAGTTAATTTCGAAGAACAGAAGTTGCTCGCTACTGTTAGCGATTCAGAATTAGAAGAAAGTGAGCGCGGGCTAAAGTTTATGGAGCACATGAAGCGAATACTCGATCTGAATATACAATCGTTCGTCGACAGTACTGAATATATCAAAACTGAAGACGGAACAATCGTTTCCGAAAAAGTATTCATCTACGAATTTTATTCAAATGCAGATAGGAAAGTTATTGCAACAATTAAAGCTCACTTAGATAAGCTTAATGAGACGGTAAAGATTAAGCCAGTGAGCGTTAACTGTGGTGATTGTTCTAAACCATTTAATATTGCTATCCAGTTTGACTATTCGAATTTTTTCGTCTAAGGCTTTTGTCTTTGCCTATAGAAGGCATAAAACCTTTTATTGAGAGTATTGAGAAAGAGGCAAAAGCCTTTAAGGACGAAGCACTAAAGATTTGTTGGTACATGCGAGGTAGTATCTCGTACGATGAGTCCATGATCCTTTCGTTATCTGAACGTGAATCTATCAACAAAATCATTAAGGAAAATCTTGAAACTACTAAGAAGTCGGGATTACCATTCTTCTAATACTTCAAAGATGTGCTTACGCACATCTGATTTTCGCGCTTATCGCGCTCAATCCCTTTATCTTATTTGATTTAACTGCTTTTTGCTTTTGATTGTTTAATCTCTTCTGTGGAGCAATGCTCATACTTTGCCCAGGGCGGACAAAGTATAAAAGAGGGCCTTTCTGTAGGAGTTTCTACCCAAACTAACTAAATGAGATTAGATGGGTTAGACATCTACGGAGGCGGTTGATCGGTACCCCCTACTCAAGCTTTATTCAACGGCGGCCGCATCGTCCCTAGTTAGCGAAACAATGCAGGCGTGTGACTACAGTCACATCATTTGGAATCTTACGTTAATTCCTAAACCGTGTACCTCCCGAAAATCTGACGGCCTGTAACTTTCAAGGCAACCTCGACGGGGAATAGCGAAGGCTACTCACACAATGGTACTATGTACTTGCTGGTATTACTGGGATTTGTTTTAGAGATGGTCTCTGAGGTATTTAGTTGGTCTAAGTAGGTTGTAAAAGCAGTAGACAATGCCGTCGCCGTTAAGCTGCTGGCATCTCTACTGTTTTTACGTTGTCCATGAGGAAAAAATTGTCGTCAGTTAGAGTTAAAAAGTCTTTAAGTCGATAACCATAAACTGTGTTAAAAGGTACTACATTGTATGGCAGCACGAGAGTTAGACCTAACATCTCGGCTTCCACAAACACTAGCTCGTCTACTCCATTGTACTTAATGATAAGCATCATAAGCTTTTCGGAGTTCTTAGCGTCTTGCTTTGCTTGAGTAATCCACTCGTCCCACTGAGTAATCTTCCCTTTTACTATACTAGTAAAAGAAGGACCTGTCTTGTAGAATTTACATTCCACAGAGAACCCAAAGTTTTTAGGACAGATAAGATCACCAAAGTTAGCGTGATCTAAATCGTGTGTTGCTACTCGTTTCTGATTTGTTCCGCCAAAGTAGGAACCCGAATCCGCGTTCCTCCTGAAGCTTTGCTTAATGCCGGTAATGGGTTCAAACCTTGAGGATAGAAGATTTGCGATCTTCCGCTCAAAGCTTGAACCTTTTGATTTACCGTTTACGCCCATTTACTTCTTCTTTGCTGCTTGTGCGGCGTTTTTGATTTCTTGAATTTCTGCTCTACGAGCCTTACAAAGTTTGGCAATGTCGCCTAGTGCAGCGCGACTTCTCGCGGCACTAGCCATCACCCCCTTCACTGCGAACTTTTCGTGCTCGACTTTGTAAGTTTCCATTGCTACTAGAATATCGTCATGAATTGACATTAAATTACCTCTTTATGGTTAAGATCTACATACAACGTTATTTCTTCAACAACTGTGTTGCTTTGTAACGTTATTACATATTTAACGAAGTTACTGACATCCGTTAAATTTAATCCATTTCCAGTCCAAGTTGGGCGACTTCGACTTAATTCCGTATCTAACCGGTCTAAAGTTAGAAGTGTAGTTTTGAACGGGACCTTGTTATTTTTGAATGCTGCTGTACATTGTTTGCTCGCATACGCTAATGCAGCCTTTGCTACACGGTAAGTTTCGAACGAAGGATCCGGAGCAACAATTGATTTTTCACCAGACGAGCCAACGTTGATAATGAATCCAGCTTTGTTGGCTTCTGCCCATTTAAAGTAAACAGCATGAAGCACATTAACCTGTCCGAAGTTTGCCCAGGGCTCGTGTGGTGGCCCATCAAATGCATTGTTGATAAACACATCGTAGTCTAGACTTTTTGTAGCAATTGCGGCTACGCTCGACGTAATATCAAAGCCGTTTGTGCGGCTAATGCTATCTGCTCCTAACGATTCAACAAAGTGTTTCCCTAATCCTCTATTTCCGCCAGTTACTAAATATTTCATATTTTAGATCCTCCTTGATCCCAAACTTTTTTTAATTTTGATCCGCATGTCATCGAGCATTCGAATATACGGCCTTCTCCAAGTGGTTTGTGAAAACTTGCTACTAAGTCACTCCACATCGGGTTTTGAAAAATCTCAGCTAACGAATAATTTTTAATGTTTAGATTGCTAAGACCGTAAGATTCTAAAAATTCTCTAACCTGATTTTTACCGTTAATGTTACTCAACTCGTTTGCACACGGTAACACATTGTCTTTATAGTATCGTTCATCGTATAAGTTATGATTAAAGAAATTGCACGGCAAAACAAGACCGTTAGCATTAATGGCTACTTTCTTACCAGCTAAGGCATCACATCTTATATCAGTGGTGCTAAAATAATCGTAGATATCGGAATACTGTTCTTTTAATTTTGGCAAGTACAACATACTAGCGTTCCTAAACTGTTCATTAACAGGCGGCTTTAGTTTATATGGTGTCCGATCGTTAACGGGCCATTCAGGTAACTCTTCTAGTGTTTTATGATTAAAGAATCGGCCGGTGTTGCGTATTAACACATTAAAGAAACCCATATCGTATCCGAGTTCTTTAACTTGTTCGACCTGGTGTTCGTTGTGTTCAAACACAATAAAGTTCCATTGCGCCCTACCTTTAGCTGCAATAAAAGCTTTTACATTTGCTATCACTTTACTCCACTTAACATTTTTCCTGTACAAATGATTAGTGTCTTCAAGCCCGTCGATGCCAAAATCAATTTGCCCATACCCATTCATGATGGTTGCAATTTCAGTCCAATACTCTGGAGAGTGTACTCCGCCGTTTGTGTGAAAGTATAGCCACAATGTGGGATTTTTAGATCTGAAGTCTCGCAGTATGTCTAAGAACTCCGGATGAACAATAGGATCACCATAACTACCACAGAAAAAAACTTGTCGTAATCTAGCACATAATTCCACAGGAAATGCCTTGTTAATGACATCTCTGGATAGGTGTTCTAGTATAAGATGCGGGTTAACACCTTGCCCGTTATTATTTCGCGGACATTGAGGACAAGCTGCATTACAGTAGTTTGTTATCTCAATCTGATACTCGTCAATTAATTCGTAGTTAAACAAATTTCAGTCTTCCATTGGTTAGTAAATGCTTGGGTCGAACAAGTCTTAGAACATTCAGAGTATGGTACTGAGTCTGACCAAGTATCAGTAATAACCGAGAAGGTTGAGATAACCTCATTGAGGCTGTGTTGAAATAAGTCTAAGTTATTTAGAACTAGCGTTGATTTTATTTCGAAATCTGATCGGGCGGTTAGGTCATTGATAAAACAGCAAGGAAGAAGCTTTCCTTGTGCATTTAATAAAACACTTTTTTCATTTAATGCATGGCAGTTAATCTTACCTTTAACTACATTATTAATTTTTGTATTTGACGGGAGTTCTAAGAAATCTACATTTATTAAACGTCTTGTTACTTTTGACCTAAACCATTTAAACCCTAAAGATTTCGCTAACTCGGTACATTCACTTACTTGGTGTTCGTTATGCTTGTAAACTAACATATCCCAGTGAGCATTTCCGCCGCGATTGATAAAGCTAGCAGAGTTAGTCATGATATTATCCCAGTTTACACCTATGCGATAAATGTGATTAGTATCTTCTAATCCGTCAATACTAAAAACAACATAGTCTGTAGGAGAAGTTAAGACTGCTGCTAGGTCCGCCCACCAGCTAGCGTGACGGATTCCACCATTGGTATTCATACCTAATGTAATAGATGGGTTGACTGCTTTAAACCATTTGAATATTTCTAACGTATCTCTTGCAGCAGCCGGGTCTCCAAAGTTACCGCACATAAACATCTTGTCTAGTTGCTTGATAAACTTTTCTGGTAGCAACGCCTGAATGTTATGTAACTTTAATTCCGCTGGGACTAAGTTAGATTTATAGATAGTTCTCGAACACTGCGGGCAAGCAGCCTGACAGGTAGTAGTAGGTTCTAAATGGAGAACTTTAACCTTCTCAAGCTTAAACATCATACAGCTTCCATATCGTTGTTGTAGCTTGTAAAGCCACTTTCTTTAACTACGCTTAGGATGTTACCAACACGAGAGGTTAGCTCGTCTTTGTGCGACACTAACCAGACGCTCTTGTGCCCATCACGAGCCATCTTCTTTAAGATGCCCATCGCACTTTCAACACCACTAGTGTCAAGACCATTGTCGATCAGTTCGTCAATGAACAGTAGGTTAACTGGCTCATACAGCGATTCCCAAACATCGCGGAACGCCCAAGATAAGGAAAGGATTAGTCTGCCGCGCTCGCCTCTGCTCAGATTGTCGAAATCAAGCTCACGACCGAGTTCTTCAATGCTAACACTCAGATCGCTTTGGAATACTACAGTATGAGGCAACCCGATCTTATCCAGATAATAGGACAAGCGAGCATTTAAGTATGTTAGGTTCTGGTCAATGATACGCTTACGAATAAAACTGTCTTTGTTAGTAAGTAACTTGAGCAGGAACTCTTGGTGCTCTTTAATCTTTGTAGTGGAGTTAATAAGGCTGTAGTCAATCTCTGAGATAGCCGATGCTTCCATTTCTGCTACTTGTTCAGTGTATGGATTCTCTTCTGCTATCTTTACTTCGAGAAGGTGACGAGTGTGGTCAATAGACGTTTTGTGGTTGTGAGCATCGCCTACCCTGTCGTAGTATGTAGTTGGCCTCTTGCCAATCATTCCTCGCACTTCAGCAATAGCAGTCTTAAGATCTGCTTGGACGAGATCAATCTCACTCACTTCTGTTTCGTGGTGTGTTAGTGATACTTTTTTAGCAGAGACTAATGCCTCGTGCTTTTCACCGTGAAATTCCTGTCCGCAAGAGTGGCATACGTTAGCAGCAAGCTCGCGAAGTTCTTTAGTAATTTTGTTAGCGGCATTGTGCTCGCGTGTTCGATCGGTTGTTGTTCGGTTAAACTCTGCTGTTAGATCAAGCAAGGCTTTTTCGTTTGCCTTATACTCTTTAAGTAATTCGTGTGATCGGAGTTCGGTAGCAACATCAAGCGTTAGCAGGTCTTCTAACTCTGTAGTTAGCTTTTCTACCTCTTGCGTATGTTTAGCGTCCCACTGAACTTGCCTGCGCTTCAGTGAGTCTAACTGCTCTTCGATCTTTTTATTTGCTTCGGATTCGGCCTTGATGCGGTATTCTTCACTTGTGATTGTTTCTTTAGAAATGCGAATGGCTTCTTTAAGCAGCTCTGCTTTCTCACTAAGCATTGTAATACCGAGTAGCTGCTCAATGATGGTTCGTTGGTCGTTAGCCTTTAAGCTAAGGAATGGCTCTGTGTACGTGTTTAGAGCAACAACGTGCCTAAACATATCGTGTGACATAAGCAGAATGCGATCAATCTCGCCTTGCGTCTCTCTGCTGTCTCCTTGAGCATCGTTATCTTCAGTAGCGAATGCTGTGTCTCCCTTATACAACGTAAGGACGCCAGGTCGACGCCCGCGTTCAATGCGATATGTAATTCCGTCTTTCTCAAAGTCAATAGTGACCAACATGCCTTTGGCATTAGTCTTATTAATGAGGTTATCTTTCTTGATATTTGTTAGTGCCTGCCCGTAAAACGCATACGACAAAGCATTACATATAGTAGTCTTACCAGTACCGTTTCTTGCGCCGTGGTCATCACCGCCTAAGTCGAGGTTCTCTCCTAAAACCAAGGTAAGGTCTTGTCTATCAAAATTGATTGCCTGCGTAGAGTTACCGACCGACATGAAGTTTTTACATGTAAGGTTCTTGATTCTAAACATTCTTGTATTGCCTCATAAGGTTCTCTTTCCATGGTAACATTCTAAGATTAGTTAGTGATGCTGCTTCTCTTGGTGGTATTCCTCGATCAAAGCACTCCTTAATCGGAATAATATGATCTAATTGCCATCCGCCTTCTACACCGCATAGTGTTCGTGGATGACGCTCTGGGTTAATAATATCTATGTTTTCGTTATACACTTCTTGACTCATCCCGTGAACTAGCCTTGAATACCTCTTATATTCTGGAGTATTTGGGTTGCGAAGTTTCCTTGTCCCTTTTCCTTTTGCTGCTACATTAGCAGTTTTTTGCTGGCATGAATGACAACAGTATTTTCGTGGGTTTGAGCGAATTGAAACTATTTCTTTTTGGCATGCTGGGTTTTGGCAAATGTGATGAGTAGTTCGTCTTTGCCCTGGAACTAACACCCCCTCTCTCCTGCCCCTAATTGTTGTCACTCCTAAGGATTTCCTTATTTTACCGACAGTCGGCATAGAAGCGTTAAGTAATTCCATTAGCTTAGTCAATGATAATTGCGGATCTGCTATCAATTTTATTTCATCTTCTGTAAATATTCTTTTCTTAGCCATAAATTCTCCTTACAGAGTATTTATGCCACGCGCTTAACTGTTAGATTTTTTATGCGGAATGTCATAGGTTCCGATAGATGTCAAGCAACAGTTTAGGATCATAGTGGTCGCTGCTAATAGTAGAGATTTGATCACTTACAATTTGATCAACAGATAAGAAAGAGATAGATCCGGGTTCAACTTGTGCCCCGTCGTATTCCTTCTTAACTGGTAATAGCGTAATCTCTCGTAGCTTATACGTGTCCTGAAATGTTTCTTTAATGAAGGTTGCTTCTTCGTAGCTAATGTCAATGTCAAGATTAACACGGACATGCATGTTAGGTTTGAGAATAGCCTCGGCATTGTTGATAACATGGCTTAGGTTGTACACACGATAGCGTGGTTGCCCTGGCCAAGTAAAGAATTCTTCCTTGCCGCCCCATTCTAAAATCATACAGCCGCGCTCGTCGTCCCCTACGTCGCTGTAGTTGTGCGGGAAGCAGTTACCAATGTAAGTTATGTTCTTACCGTGCTGTCGCTTGTGGAAGTGGCCACTGTACACGTTTTCGATATTCTTAAAATGGTCTTGCTGAATTTCTCCATGATCCGGCATTGCGACCATCCCATTCATATAGAAGTGTGGGAGTTCTAAATGACCAAAGCAATATTTAGATTGTAGTCTTTCAATTTTTTTATGCTCGTCTTTAACAAGCCACGGTATGATAGAAACATCACCTTCTTTAAAAAACTCATTTACAATGCGGATGTTTGGAATATGCTTTGCCCATTCAGCCGACTGTATGTCGCGCTTCTCGCGATAATACAGATCGTGGTTGCCTGGGATGAAGAACACCTGGAACGCTTGTGACATTAGCTCTAGGGCTTGGATACTGTAGTCTAAAGTGACTAAGTTAATGCTTGCCCTGTTGTTATGCCAATCTCCGAGGAAGAAACAAGTATCACATCCGTTTGCTTTACCCGTTTCGATTGCCCATTTAACAAAGTTTAAGCAGTCTTCGTTATGGACTTGGCTGTTTGATTTTAGTCCGAGGTGTAGATCCGTGAATATAATTGCTTTCTTAAATAGGTTTGCCATCTTATAAGTTTAGTGCCTTCGCATAGGGTAGATCAACTTGTTTGGCTGGATTATTCGTCGGAACCGTGTCCTTGATCAAACCCACTATTCATTCGTGTATAAGAAGGATTTAGAGAGTTCATTTCCAATATGTCGTCGCGTATGTTTTGGTTACGCTTCTCAATGTTTAGCACACGAGTAAACGAGTTAGTGATAGCTGCGGTGTAGTAAGCAAACGGGTTCGCCGACTTTGATTCATCAAATTGTAACCCAATTTGCGATAACTGAAGCAGAGCCTGCGAGCGCATTTCATCATTGTAAGTGTAACCGCGCCAGTTGCCACGAGTTCCGTATCGCTCACATAGCTTCATATACATAAGGGCAAGCTTGTTAGTGGCCTTGCCGTGATCTTTACAGAATTCTCCCGTTTCGAATTCGCCCTTCCAATGCGACTTACCGACAAGCCTGGCTGTGTAAGTGCCGTCTACATTGGTTTGTAATCGGAAATGTTGGAATGGAGGAAAATTGACTTTAACATATTTGATTGCTGGAGTAGGGGGTTCGACTTCTGGAACAGGCTCATCGTATTCAGTAACTAGCAACTCGTTGTCGTCTTCGATAATTACTGCCTTAGCCTTTTTACCTTTAAGGGCTTTTGGTGGCGACGGCGGCGCAATTGGAATATGCTCCCAGGTCATTACTCGAAACACAATATCGTCTACTGGGATTGATTCTGGGTCAATTGCTTCTACTTTAACCTTCTTACCGTCGATGATTTGGGCGTCTTGGGCTAATTTGGTTAAACGATCAGCACGGGCAAACTTGCCTTCACTGATTACAGTTTCGATTTGCCCAACACCAGTGATGATTAGGTCATAATCAGAGTCTTCTGGTGTTAAAAACGAGCAATACGATGTCTTACTCTTGTGTATCTCTTTTAAAATGTCTTTGTTGTTGAGGTAATTGACGCGTCTGGTCATAAGGAGAATCCTTTAAAGTATGCATATATTAGCATAGATAAATACTTATAGCAATACTAATTTGGAGAAATATAATGTTCATTGACGATAACCCGTTTGAATTTCCTGCTAATTCTGGACCTAGCAGTCTGGTGTCGCCGACGGCTAGTGCAGCAACTAGCTTCTTTGATCCGTCACAAGCTAGAAAGGCATTAGCCGGGTTACTAGGTGGCGCCTCTACTGCCAGGATTCCAAAAACTCCTGTTAGTTGGCTAGAAGCAGGCGGCCAAGCTGGTGATGAACAAACAGACTGGCGCGTCAAGGCATCTGTCGGACAAGGATCGAGGATTTTATACGAAGACACCGGTAACTCTTTAATGAAACCAATCCAGGACACAGGCGGAGTGATATTCCCAATTACCCCTCAGATACAGATGACTCATACAGCAAAATACAACTCACAACCATTGGCACACAGCAACTACGCAATGCATTTTTACGAAGGCAGCGAAATAGGGCAGATCCAAGTCAACGGAGACTTTCCGGTACAAACAGTTGAAGAAGGTCAGTACCTACTTGCAGCAATTTACTTTTTTAGAGCAGCAACGAAGATGTTCTGGGGCAGCGAAGGCTTAGCTGGCACCCCACCTCCGATGTTGTTCTTAACAGGATACGGCACCCATTACTTTCCTAACGTGCCTTGCGTTCTGACACAGTTCATGCACACCATGCCACACGACGGAGACTTCATTGAGGTTCCGACTCCGGGGCCCGCCACTAACGGCAAGAGCGGAAAAACCAGGCTACCGACTTACAGTACATTACAATGCCAGTTCCAACCTATTTACAGTCGAGACTCTCTTACAGAATTTACACTTAGCCAATTTGCTAAGGGCGATCTGCTTAAAGGAGGATTCGTATAATGGCAGCAGTTACATATTCTAAGTCTAGCCCATATTATGATACTGGATTATACGGTCAATTTTTAGACATAGCAGTAAAAAGGAAGATCACTAAACAAGTTAGCGACAAACTGTATCAGATTGACAGAGTGTATCACTTGCGTCCAGATATGTTAGCTTACGACCTTTATGGCGATCCGGCACTATGGTGGGTATTTGCTGCTAGAAACCCTAATTCCTTAAAGAGCCCGCTATTTGATTTTATAACAGGTAACCTTATCTACTTACCCGCCAAAGAAACGATAATTAAAGATTTAGGATTATAAATGGGTAACGTATACCTAGGTCCGGACCATGTATCTGGAGGACATTTCTACCAAGATACTACTACCGGCAAAAGGTCGATATCTGAAACTCCGCCAGACGCTAACACTCTGGCTTACACGAAAGATACGCTTACGCCTAAGGGACAAAATCCGGATACTGGTTTATACGAGTACTCAACCCCTGATGGGAAAATAGTTAAAACACAAACTAATCTGAATCCTCCACCTGCCCCACCTCCTTCCCCGGGAATTAGTGGAGAAACAACTGCGCTTCCGTCTTCAGTCACTGATACACAAGGAGTCGACGGAGTAATAACTCCTGAAGCTCCTACTGCCGCAGTCGACAAACTAGACGGGTTAAAAGGTGACGGCGAAGGAATGATCGGGCCGGCTGCTGAAGATGCTGCTCCCGCTGCAAGCGCAGAGCAAGAAACTCCTGCGGTATCTAATCAAAATCCACCTTTAGACTCTACCCCTAAGGATCTGACCAGACCTAATATTCTTCACGAGTATTCGTCTTACACTTACAATCTTAGTCTTCATGCACTAAGTCCAAAGGACTATAACGCAATGATTGAAACTGGAAAGTATACTCCTAAGCATGTTCTTATTGCTAGTGCAGGGAGACGCGGGGAACTAGGAAGGGATGAATTATTCGAAGAAGACTTCTTCTTCGAAAAGCTTAACATGGAAACTGTTATTGGAATGAGTCCACAGGCCAGAAACGCAAATGCCGTTAAGATCGACTTTACAATAATAGAACCTTACGGGATGACCCTGTTAAATAGAATTATAGATTTAGCAGACGTGTTCTCAAAAGATATACCTACTCCTATTAGTTACCTTACAATTCCGTATCTGATTCAAATTGATTTCTTTGGTTACAACTCCGACGGAATTCCAAAAAAGCTAAAGGAAAACGTTAAGTATATTCCAATACGCATAGCAACTATGTCCTTTAAGGTAACTAACAAAGGAGCAGAGTACGAGATCTCTGCTTTCCCGTACAATCATCAAGCATTCGCTGAAACTGTAGCAACAGTGCCGTTTAAGTTAGAAGTCACTGCTCAGACTGTTGGAGAATTCTTTGCTGGGTTATCAGGAGCCACCGGCGAGTATGAGAAAGATGCCGCACTAGTAACCAATAACATTAAAGATGCCCGACAAGCCGATAAAGAAGCCGAAGAGAATAGAGCAGCAGCATTGGCTAGAATTAAAAAGTTCGATTCGGTGTACGGAGGCCTCGAAGGAGAGGCGTCAGAAGATGCAGTCGAAGCGAGAGAAAAAGATGTAAGGTATGTGGGCGCGTTAAACGAGAGAGATAGACAATTTAAAGGCAAGGTGGTAATACCACCTGGAGAAAAAATAAGAAGCTATCCAGCGGCAATTAATGCTTGGCAGCAGCAACTTGTAGCAGATGGACACGCTGAGCATCCTCCGTATCAATTTTACTTTGAAATAGACGAGGACATTAAGACGGCAACATTCCAAGACAAAGCCAACATACAAGCTGATTCAACTGCAATGGCGTTAGCAGGACAGTCACCACAGGTCGACGAAAATGTCAAGGTTAAGCTATTTGGAGAAGAAGGAAAAACACCAAACGTTATGTCTTTAAATGCCGGACAGTCGGTATTAGAAGTGATAGCAAAGGCTATTAAGAATAGTTCTTATATTTGGAAGCAAGTATTAGATGTTAACAATGAAACAGAACTAGTAACAAAAGAGAAACTTAAAGAATTTCTTGAGAAGCCGTTGCAATGGTATAAAGTAGTACCTAGCATTGCCTTAGGAGAGTATATTCCGAAAATAGCCGATTATCAAAAGTTTATAACGTATCACATTAAGAAGCATACGGTATATAATACTAAGAATGAAGAAGCGCACATGGGAGCAGTAAAGAACTACGTTAAGAAGTATGACTATATTTTTACAGGCAACAACCAAGACATAATAAACTTTGATTTAACGTTTGACGCATTATATTTTAATGCGGCCACAGCAAATCAACAAGCTACGGCCATTGCTAGTCAGGCGCAAAACGTTACTGGATCTGAGGTTCAAACTAAGGAACAGAACGCAAAGAAAATTCGAGAACTGTTAGATCAGATTCTAAGCGAAAAGATTAAAGGCAGCGTGTCACTCGAAACAAGAAAAGTATTTGTGAGTCAGCAAGTTGGTTCAAGCCTAACAGTTGCGCCAAAAGCTGATATTGTAGCAAGTATCGATAGGAACTTGTTGTCTAGCGCACAGGGAGATATGATCGGAGTAAAGCTTAAAATAGTCGGCGATCCAGACTTTATTAAGCAAGACGACGTATTCTACAAGCCTAAGATTTTAACAGAGTCAAGAGAGATTTTAGTCAATGAAAACGGAAGCATAAAAACTGACGACGGTTCAGTGTACGTAATGCTAACGTTTAACACAGCAGGGGACTATGATAAGACTACAGGGCTAGTAAAGGTAGACAAAGGAGAGAACAAGATCAGCGCATTTTCCGGAGTATATCAGGTTGTTACAGTATCGAATTCGTTCTCCGGCGGGAAGTTTGAACAAGAATTAAATCTGATTCGTCATCCTAACCAACCTACTCCAGGCGTTAAGAAGAAAGTGGTACCTTCTGACGCTGCTAGAGTTGAGATTGCTCCGCAGATTGACGATGCTAGCGATAAGTATGCGTCTAGACTAGCGGGCGGGTTACCCGCTGCTCCTAATATATCACCTCAGTCTATTATAAGTGCAGTACCAACAAAGATCTTGCCCGACATCCCAACCGGCGCACTAGGTTCAGGACAGTTTAACGTTCCAAACTTTTCTTCAGGACCAATTGACGTAGATAAGTTTGGCGGGTTAGGACAATCTATTACTAACGCATTGCCGGATACATCTACATTAGAAAGAAAGTTTGCCGACGTTAAAAATTTAGTGCCAACGGCAATATCCGCATCTTCTCCGGACGGTACTACGCCGGTGTCTTCAGACGCAGTTCCACCTTTACCTTAATAAAGCTAAACAAACATGACAATTGATAAAAGAGTAGGAACCAAGCTTCCTAAGTTTGCTGATAAAGATAGAGCACTTGGCTCAGGGCAAAGAGACCCAGGTCCGTATATCGGCATTGTTAAAAATAACTCTGACCCGATACGTGCTGGCAGACTACAAGTATATGTGTCAGACTTCGGTGGGACAGAAACCGATCAGAGCCACTGGATAACAGTAAGTTATGCTAGCCCTTACACGGGCGCAGCACGAACGCCGTTTATTGACAGAGATCCCGAATCTAGGAACGAGTACAAAGAAGTCAACCACTCGTATGGAATGTGGATGACACCGCCGGATATCGGTAATCATGTGCTGATAACTTTTGTTAACGGTGACATAAACAGAGGATACTGGTTTGCTTGTATTCAACCTGATCTTAGCCATTGGGCTACTCCAGGCTTAGCTGGTGCTACGAATGTAGCACCGCTAAAGGATCCTGCCCTACAGAAAGCATTAAAGACTCCACCTTATCCGGTTGTAGAATTTAATGACTATAACCAGGCGTTTGTTAAGGACGAGTTCCTTACTGGCAACCAAAAGCCGATCCACGAGCATCAAGTTAGAACATTGTTAGATCAAGGATTAGAGGACGATAAAGTACGTGGAGTAATCTCAAGTAGTTCACAGCGTGAAAGTCCGAGCCGTGTGTTTGGCATTAGCACTCCTGGTCGTGAGGGCGACGAAGATCCGAAAGCTAACAACAACGCCATACCGTGGCGCCAAGGCGGGCACACATTCGTGATGGACGATGGAACAATGTCTGCTACTCGTGGTGGTATGGGCAAAGATCAGTTAATACGATTACGCACAGCAGGTGGTCACCAGCTACTAATGAACGATTCTGAGGAGATCCTTTACATTGGTAACGCTAACGGAAAAACCTGGTTAGAGTTTACTAGAGAAGGCAAGATTCTAATGTTTGCTGAGAATGACATCAGTGTTAGATCACAGCGCAGCATCAACTTACACGCAGACAAAGACATTAACATGTTTGCCGGCGGCAATATTAAGATGTTTGCTAACACAAGCATCCAAAAACAGTCAGCAACTATCAGCCTCAAAGCAACTACGGCCTTAAAGGAGTATGGCGGCACAGTAGAACAGAAGGCAGGTTCAACGTTTAAAATGATAGCAGGGAACGAGATGGGTCTTGGGTCCGGAACTGAACTAGTGTGTTCGTCTGGAATGATCTACTTGAATACTAAAGCGGCGCCAGATATTGTTACACCTGCGGACATTCCGAGCGTTAAACACAAAGAACCGCTGTTAGATGGATTGAAGTGGGTTAAGGACAAAGGGTCTAGGGAAACTACTATACCTCTTGACACTATGAATCCGTCGCACGAGCCTTACTCAAGCCACTCTTCTTACTCAGCTGGCACACCACCAGTACAACAAGGAGTTCTAGTAACCGGTGATGGCACAGTAGTTAAAGACAGTCAAGGAAATCCGGTCGCTACTCAAGGCAATGTTACTCCACCGCCACCTGGAGTTGGACCTTCTTCTGCGACCGGCGATGGTGTTAAAGTTAAAGCAGGTGCAGCAGCAGTAGCCGATCAACATGCTAAATTCCCCGGACCACAACTAGGCCCAATGTCCTCTGAAGAGACTTCTGCGCTTAAAGCACAGTTAGCACAGCATGAGTCAGGTAATGACTACAGCAAAGTAGGTGGCTCAGGCGGCAACTACCTTGGTAAGTATCAGTCTGGCTCAGCAGTATTAGTTACGCAAGGATACGTTAGCAAAGAAGTATGGGATGCTACGCCTGTTAGCCAACGAGGCGCACTAGTCAATGACCCAGCGAACTGGACCGGTCAGGACGGGATTAAGAGCAAGGAAGATTTTCTTGCGAACCAATCTATACAAGAAAAGGTAATGGACAAAAATCTTACTCAGAACTACAACAGTCTTAAGAGCGCAGGAGTAGTTAATGCTGGGTCTGACCCGTCTGTTGTGTCAGGCAACTTAGCAGCATCACACCTTAAAGGTGCAGGAGCAACTATCCAGTGGAACAAAGGCACATTAAGCAATACTAAAGATGGATTTGGCACTGATATTGGAACCTATTATAACGAAGGTAGATATGCTAACACAGTCTTAGCTAAGAACTATACTGCTTCAACCACTCCGGCTGTACCTGCTCAGGCATCTAGGGTAGTAGGTGGCGTTAGTAAGCCTGTATAAATACGTTATGGCTAATACTCTTTACCGCGGTTTTTCAACATTTAACAGACGCAAGAAGTTTCGTGTAGTTGATTTTGAGCTGTCTAAACAAAATCTGTTTAATCACCTACATATCCGCAAAGGTGAGAAACTTAATAACCCTAACTTTGGCACCATAATATGGGATATGCTATTTGAGCCTTTAACGGTAGAGGTTAAAAAAGCAATCTCAGACGACATTAAGACTATCATAAACTACGATCCTCGCCTACGCACAGATGCTATCTCAATAGCAGAATATCACCACGGCCTTCAGATTGAAGTAGAGCTTACCTTTATTGAAACTGATCAGCGGGATAGACTAGTGCTACAGTTCGACCGTAGAACTAGATCCACTTAAAAGTACCAGTTTACGAATGGCATAAATACTGGATAGTGTAAGGAATATTATGGCATCGACATCTAGGCAAAATAGTTTACTTGTGGCTTCAGATTGGAAGAAAGTATATCAGACTTTCCGAGAGGCAGACTTTCAATCGTATGACTTTGAAACGCTTCGTAAATCGATGATCGATTACCTGCGTTTATACTACCCGGAAGACTTCAATGACTTCATTGAGTCAAGTGAATACATTGCTCTAATAGACCTTATTGCTTTCCTTGGACAGAGCTTGGCATTCCGTACAGATCTGAACGCTCGTGAAAACTTCCTTGACACAGCAGAACGTCGAGACAGCATTTTAAAACTAGCCCGACTGATTAGCTACAGCCCAAAAAGAGCTGTATCAGCGTCCGGACTACTGAAAATTAACTCAGTGACAACTACTGAGTCTGTTACAGATTCTAACGGCATTGACCTTGCTAACATCGTCGTTACTTGGAATGATACAGCAAACAGCAACTGGGCAGAGCAGTTCTCGTTAATCTTTAATGCTTCTTTGTTAAACAGCCAGCTAATTGGTAACCCTGGAAATACACAGGTGATCAATGGAATCAGAACTGACGAATACACGATTAACATTACAGCGGGCACGGTCCCGGCGTTTCCTTTTTCTGCTACAGTCAACGGTGGTAGCTTAGACTTTGAAGCGGTAAGTGCTACTAGCTCTAACCAATCGTACATTTACGAAACTGAACCTCGTCCAACTGGTAAGTTTAATTTCTTGTACCGCAATGACAACAGAGGGAACGCCAGTCTGAATACAGGTTACTTCTTGTACTTCAAGCAAGGTAAGCTACAAAGCGTAGATTTTACCTTAGGTGAGGCAGTCCCTAATAGGGTGCTAAACGTAGGGTATAACAGTATCAATAATTCCGATGTGTGGTTGTATGCTCTGAATTCAAGTAAGTTTGAACGGGCATCATGGAGCGCAGTTCCGGCTATCGCAGGAGTTAACGTAATCTACAATAAGTCGTCTGAACGCAACCTGTATCAGATTAACACACGAGAAGGTGATCAAATTGACCTAGTGTTTGGTGATGGATCGTTTGCTAACGTTCCACAAGGAGACTTCAGAACTTACTTCCGCACTAACGCTGGTCAGACTTACAAGATTACTCCAGACGAGCTACAGAACGTAACTCTTGCTATTCCTTACGTGTCACGAGCAGGCGTCGTTGAGACTTTAACTGTACGAGCAGCATTGAACTATACCGTGACAAACGCAACGGCAAACGAGTCCATCGACGACATTCGCCAGAAAGCGCCGCAGCAGTACTACACACAGGGCAGAATGATTACGGGCGAAGACTACAACATCATTCCGTATACTGCCTTCTCAAATATTCTAAAAGTGAAAGCAGTTAATCGAACCAGCAGTGGCATTAGTCGCTTCCTTGACGTTCAAGATACCAGCGGAAAATATTCCAGCACAAATATTTTTGCTCAAGACGGGTACCTATACAAAGAAGATACGCTACCTTCAACAAACTTCTCTATCCAGTCCTCTACTAGTGCTCGACGATCAGTAATTGAAAATTTAATGTCGATCCTTGATTCGAAAGAGATGGCACATTTCTACTACGATCATTTTACACGACACAATCCAACTCGCTATGGTTGGCATCTTAGTTCTTTAACTACCAATGGATCTACGGGTTACTTTAACACGATAATAACAGTAGAAGATAACCTAGACGTTGAACAAATTCTACAGATTGGATCAGTTTCTAGCGAAGTAGCCAGATTTATTGCGTCGGGCGCAATTATTAAGTTTTCCGCTGATACAGGAAAATACTTTAATGCTCAGAATCAAATTAAAACTGGAGAACCTCAGTACGCAGGCGACCAGCTTTACATTTACTCATCAGTAAAACAAGTAGTAGGTGATGGTACCAACGGTGGCCAAGGTAGTTTCGCTAACGGGACAGGACCAGTAACAGTCACGCAAAAGGTGCCTAACGGCGCATTCGTTGATCAAATTATTCCGGTCTTTAAAAATTCCTTGCCGGAAGAGCTAATACTAGATATTGCTGCTAGAGTTGCAGCGTTTAACAATTTTGCATTGCGCTACGATATTAACGACGAAACCTGGAAAATCGTTGAAGAAGCAAACATTTACGATGCGAGCAATATCGAAGATCCGTTGTTCTCATTAACTAGTCCGGTGCCGGGAGTTGGCCCAGACGCAAGCTGGTTAATCCGCTTTGAGTACAGCACGACTGTAGGTTACCTAATATACTGGAGAGGAACAGACTACACATTTGAGAGCAAAGTAGAAACAAAATTCTACTTCGACGACAAAGTTAAAGTGTACGATGGTCGATCAGTTATTCAAGATCAGATTAAAATCTTAAAGGTTAATTCTGAGTCGGATTCATCCGACCCGTTAGGCGTTGATTATACCTGGTATATCCACAAGAACATTGTTGACATAGACGGCTACGAGAATCAGAATAAAGTGTTAGTTACTTTCACTGATAATAATAACGACGGAGTTCCAGACAACCCCGACTTGTTTGCTACTGTAGTGAATCCTACTGTAAATCCTATTAGGAAGCTAGTGTTCTTTAAGAAGGACATTGGATACGACAGCTTTGAAACATTTCTACCGATTAGTTCGACTCTAATTGTGTTAGACTACCTGACATTAGCAGATATACAACCTAACATTACTCTTTACTACGACGGTCAAGTATTTTATGCCATGACAGAAGACAAGTTTTATGTTTTAGAAATTCTAAACGGAGTGTACTCATTGTACGAAACTACTGATTACAAAAAGTTCTATGGTAGAGAAGACTTGTATTTCCAGTATAGGCATAATAGTCCGGGTTATCGTCGCATTGACCCGAGCCCGAACAATATTGTCGATCTTTTCTTACTTACTAACTCATACTCGACGGATTACCAACGTTGGATTAACGATTCGACTAATACACTTGAAAAACCGGTCCCGCCAACGACTGAGCAGCTAAAATTAGAGTACAGCGAGTTAGAAAATTACAAAGCTATCAGTGACGCTATTATTTTTAATAGCGCAAAGTTTAAACCTCTGTTCGGCAACAAGTCTGACCCTACTTTACAAGCAATCTTTAAAGTAGTTAAGAATGTGAATTTGAACATTAGCGATAACGATATTAAGTCAAGCGTCATTGGTGCTGTTAATGCGTACTTTGCTACAGAGAACTGGGACTTCGGCGAGACCTTTTACTTCAGCGAATTAAGTGCGTATCTACACTCTACTCTAAGTCCAAATGTTTCGTCTGTTATTGTTGTTCCTAAGGATCCGTCGGCGCTGTTCGGAAGCCTGTATCAAATTAACGCCGAAACCAATGAGATTCTAATTAGCTCAGCTACAGCTGACAATGTCGAAATAATTAGCGCAATAACTGCGTCGCAAATTAACGCAAACTTTGCTGGAGTAAATAGTGTATTAACAGTTGGATCTACATAAAACATATGACTACTCGGACAATCGGATTCTTACCTGAGGTATTCAGGTCTACTGCAAACCAGAAGTTCTTAAACGCAACTATCGATCAGTTAGTAACTGAACCCAACTTTAAAAAGTTAAACGGGTATATTGGACGTAAGTTTGCTCCTACTTTTAAAGCAGGAGATAATTACTTACCAGAAGAAACTGACCGCCGCCAGGATTACCAATTAGAACCATGTGTTGTTGTTACTAACAAAGACAAGGATATTAGGTTTCTAAGTAGTTATCCCGACTTACTGGATCAGATTCAACATTACGGAGGTATTTCTGGTAACCACTCACGGCTGTTTAACAATGAGATATACTCGTTCGACGGTAAGATTGACTTTGACAAGTTAGTGAACTTTAGCCAGTATTACTGGTTACCAGCTGGACCTGAAGCAGTTGATGTATTCTCAGGCGCAGTTGATTTAACGAACACCTTTCTAATAGAAAGGAACACGCAAGACTCTGCTTACAACTTTTCCGGTTTCGGTGAAACTCGTAATCCTGATATCATATTAGCTCGCGGAGGAAGTTACGAGTTTCAGGTTGATCAACCTGGTAATCAGTTTTGGATACAGACAGATCTCGGGACATCTGGGCGCCGCCCAACGCAGAGTAACATTAACACCAGAGAAGTGTACGGAGTAATCGACAACGGCCTCGACAATGGCAAGGTTATCTTTAATGTTCCGTCTGCAGACGAGCAGGCATATTTTATCAATTTACCATTGGTTCAGACTGTTGACATAGCGACTACATTAAAATTTTCAGACATTAACTCGCAATTAGTGACACGCATTATCTCTCAGTTTGGTGGGATAGACGGAATAACAAGCGAGTTAGCAGGAAAGTATGTTATCTTTGTTTCTAATGATACGTCGGATCCGTCTTGGGTTGATTATGCTCCGTATGCTCGTGATGCTTGGGGAGATAGAGCGTATGACGAAGGTGATATCATTCCTAGTAATAGGCGTAAAGGTATTTGGCAGATACAAACTGAAGATACAGGCAGCGGTGAATTAATCAACTTAGTCTGGATTCAAGATCTTCCGCTAGAAAGTAAAGTGATTGTAGACTCGGGCACCGAACATGCTAACAAAGAGTTCTACAAAAATATAAACGGTGTGATTAAAGAAGTACCGCTAATTACCGCTCCGCTAGAATATCTGTACTACAATGACGGAACTGATCAACAATACAGTGGTAGGATCAGAATCGTTGATGTAGTTGGCTTCGATTTAAATATCGTAGACGAGATACTAGGTAAAGAAAACTACACTAGCCCTAACGGAGTTGTATTTACCAATGGGTTAAAGGTTAGGTTTGGAACACAGGTCGTTCAGCCTGAATACGCCGATAACGAGTACTACGTCGAAGGGGTCGGGGTAAGTATCAGGCTAGTAAAAGTTACTCACTTAGTTGTGCCTGAGTTCGTTAGCACGGAATCTTCGATTCCGTTTGACATCTACGGATTTGATGAAGAGTTATTCGACGAAACATTGAACAGTTCGGCTACCCCCGATTACATTACAATTAACAGATCCAGCGTAGATCTGAACGCGTGGGCACGTAGCAATCGATGGTTTCATACTGATGTCTTAACTAAGACCGCCAAATACAACAATAAGATTGTAATGTTTGACCAATTACAACGAGCTCAACGACCGATTATTGAATTTGATCCAGACATAGAACTTTTTAACTTTGGTCGCATTGCGAAGCCAAACATTGATATTCTCGACTTTACAGTAACTGACGCATTGATACAAGTCGAGGGGTCCGTTGTAGATTTCGTCGATGTTGCTCCATCAGATGGAATCGACGACGACTTAACGTTTGCTGAAGCTGCGTCGTTGAAAGACGGAATGAGAGTAATCTTCGTCAATGACGTAGATCCGATCGTTCGTAATAAAGTTTATACCGTTAATCACTTAGACATAAACGGAGAGGTCAAGGTTCATCTGACTCTCGCCGAGGATAGCGACATTTTACCGTACGACGTAATAATTCCTAAGGCAGGATGCGCTGTTCCACTGGTCCCAGTCGACGACCCCGATGCAGTTTATAATCCTTCTTCTCGCGTCCTTGACACGACAAGCGGGCACGTCGATGCACCGATCAATGGAGTACTAAGTCCTAATGTTGGATTAGTTAGTAGTGCTAGTTTCTGGTTCAACGGTGATATATGGATCCACGGACAGCAGAAAAACGGAACAAATGTTCCTCCGTTGTTTAATATCGTCGATGAGAACTCAGTAAACTTCAATGACGCAGTAGTTTATCCTAGCTCTAACTTTATTGGTAGCAAGATCTTCTCTTTTAAAGAAGGAGAGGGCGAAAGTGATCCTGTATTAGGATTTCCAGTCTCTTACAGAAATTTTAATAGTATTGGGGATATCGAGTTTAAAAATAACTTTGACTCAGACACATTTAATGCTATTAACCTATCAAGTACAGTCTCATACAACGTAAATTCAGGGTTTATTCCTAAGATAATATCTCGCGACGAAATTAAAAAAGAGAATATCTGGACTACAAAGGCCGGGTTGTCGAGGCAGCTACAAGTAATCTCATCTGTAGCCAACGGTAATAGTAACAGGTTTACTATAGATATTCTACCAAAGACAGTAGAAAACGAGCCTACAATACGGGTACATGTAAACAACAAAGCACTAACAACTTCGCAGTACGCTATTATTTCTATCGGGGTTACTTACGCCGTAGAGATATATAGTACTCTTAAAGAAAACGACAAAGTAGATATTCTAATAGACTCAGATCAGGTATCTACGTTAGGGTATTACGAAGTCCCACAGAACCTAGACTACAATGCTCTTAATGATAATTTCTTGTCGCTTACATTAGGTCAGTTTAGAAATCACTTAACTGCTATCTCAGAGAATACTGATAATGTAGTTGGTCAGGTACCGGGATTTAGCAATCTGCGCGACTTGTACATTAAAGACATCGGCGGCAGCATTCTTCAGCATAGTGCTCCGGTACTTTACAGTTCGATGTTCTTGCTGAACAAGGAAATAAGCTTCGTCGATTCAATCGAATATGCTGCTCAAGAGTACACTAAGTTTAAGAATCGTTTCTTAGAATCTTATTCAATGGTAGTTAATGCGGGCATTACTGATCCGCGACTTGGCGTTGATTATATACTAAAGAAATTAAACGAAGTTAAGAACAACAAGAGTCCTTGGTATTATAGCGACATGGTGCCATTTGATCAGAATAGGACTCTTACTAGTTATGTTGTTATTGACCAAGAGGTAACCGAGTATGAAATTGAGTCTATCTTTGTTGACACCCAACTAAGCAATAAAGCCATCCTAGTGTACCTTGACGGAGTACAATTAACAAGAGGACAAGATTATTACTTTATTCAGACTCGTCCATCTATTGTATTTGTTAATCCACTAATCTTTGACCAGGTCATCGATATCTATACATTCCACAATACAGACGGTTGTTATATTCCTGAGACCCCGACTAAGTTGGGACTATATCCTAAGTTTCAACCAGCAGAGTATGAAGACGCAACGTATAGTGAACCAATCTCAGTGGTTCGCGGGCACGACGGTAGCATTACTCGAACGTTTGGAGATATACGAGACGACCTGTTAATAGAGCTTGAGCTTCGTATCTACAACAACATTAAGGTAGCATACGATCCTAACAACTTTGACATCTACAACTACATTCCAGGAAACTTCCGTAATACGGAATACACAAAAACAGAGTTTGATCGCGTTATCTCTTCAAGCTTCTTAACCTGGGCAGGCAATAACAGAGTTAATTTTACAACGAACGAATGGTTCAACAGCAACGATGCCTGGACCTGGAATTATAGTAGAACACGTAGTGTCATTGACAATGAGTACTTGTCTGGCCATTGGAGAGGAATTTATAAGTACTTCTATGACACCGACGCTCCTCATATGCGTCCCTGGGAGGCCTTGGGATTTTCAGAAAGACCAGACTGGTGGATTGATACATACGGTCCTGCCCCGTATACCGGCGGTAACTTAGTCCTGTGGCAAGACCTAGAAGACGGATTAATCCGATTTGGCGATCGTGCCGGAACATACGAGCAATATGCTCGCCCAGGATTGACAGAAGTAATTCCAGTTACTGAAACCGGAGAATTACGTAGCCCTGATCAATTCTTAATTACAGCATTTAACCTATCTGACGCAAGTGGCGCCTTTAAGGTAGGTGACGAAGCTCCAGTTGAAACTGCGTGGAGAAGAAGCAGCGACTATCCGTTTGCTTTACAAAAGGCATTAGCATTAATGAAACCGGCCCTCTACTTTGGTCTATTAGCAAATGTACAAGGGTATGCTCCTGACTCTTCTGTGTCACAGAATTTGGTGAAAGAATCTAACCAACATCTTTCTCCAAGCGACTTACAAGTAAACGGAGAAGTAGTCAACGGATCAATTGTAAGAAACGCAGGTTACTTAAACTGGATAGCTGACTACATTTCTAGCTATGGAGTTGACCCGGCCGATAAGATTCACGAAAATATTGACCAAGTTAAAGTCCAACTAGGATACAAACTTGCTGGATATACCGATCAAAAGTATCTAAAGGTTTTAGCTGAACAAAGTAGCCCTTCGAGCACTAACGATTCGATTATTATACCAAACGAGAACTATAAGATTCATCTACACAAGTCTGCCCCAGTTGACAAGACAGTATATAGCGCGGTTATCATTGAGAAGACTACGGTCGGATATTCAGTTAGCGGATATAACTTACGTAGCCCGTTCTTCACAATTATTCCAAGCGAACCGAATACTAATCAACACTCTGTCTCTGTAGCAGGTGCTACGGCCACGGTCTATAATAACTACCAGAAGACTAAGATAGCAGTCCCCTACGGTTACGAGTTTAGAAATAAGCAGCAGGTAGTAGATTTCTTAATAAGCTACGAGCGATTCTTAATCTCGCAAGGGTTTGACTTTGAAGATTATAGTCGAGAGCTTGTTTCTACGAAGAACTGGGAATTGTCAGTTAAAGAATTCTTAACCTGGACGCAGCAAGGGTGGACTCCTGGAAGCATAATTGTAGTCAGCCCAGTACAGAACTTGATTAATCTGAGCACCGACAAAGCAGTAGTTGATGCAATAGACAACTCGCCTATTGGATCTAAGGTGCTCGATGTTGGGTTTAACGTAGTAAAGTCTAGCCAATTCACTGTAAATAGGGACGGCGAGAATTTTTCGTTAGCGACCCTCCCAGAGATTTCTATTGGGTTAGTAGAGTTACACTTGGTCCAGTATGAACATGTTCTAGTATTCGACAACGAAACTATATTCAGTGACATTATTTACAAGCCAGAGTTAGGAAACAGGCAATATCGTCTGAAACTAATAGGTAATAAAACTAGCGATTGGTTCGGACAAGTTAATCCGTCTGGATTTGTATTCAGTGGTGAGCCGCTAGTAGAATGGTCGACAGGTAAAGACTATCGCAAGGGCGATATTATTACCTATAAAGGCTATCCGTATGCTGCTATAGAGAACATTTCGGCCGCTGACAACTTTAACTTTGGACTATGGCGCCAGTTAGACAAAGATAGGTTAAAGACTGGTCTATTGCCAAACATGTCTTACAATGCCAAGAAGTTTGAGAACATGTACGACGTTGATAACCAGATTTCAGACCAAGATTTAAACAAGTTTGGAACTGGGGTAATCGGGTACAGGGAAAGAAAGTATCTGACAGACCTAAGTTTGAACGACACTACCCAGTCAAAGTTCTACCAAGGATACATTAGAGACAAAGGAACTACAGATGCGGTTACTGCGCTAACCTCTGCTCAGTTTAATAACTTAACCGGCGACGTTACTTTTAACGAAGAATGGGCATTCCGTGTAGGAGAATACGGAGCACTTGAAACTAACCAGTACGTTGAAATTCAGTTAGACGACAGATCTTATATACACGACCCGATCTCCGTAGCGTTACTTGATAACGGAGAGCAAATAACAGACGCCGGAGTAACAGGAGTTTACAAAGGGACCTTATACAAGCGTCCTCTAACATACAAAAAGAACATCTTTAAGAATCGAGACGACTCCTCGACATACGAAGACGACATACTAACAGCGGGCTATGTAAACTTACACGACATCGACGCTACGATATTTGACATACAGAATTATCAGCAGGCAGACGGGCTGGTTTCGGGTATCTATAGCGGCTACAAGATTTGGGTAGCTAAGGATGTTAACCGCGACTGGAACGTGTATCGTTGCGACGAGACCGACGTTCGCGTTATCAAAGCTGAATACGAGCTTGACAACTTCATCACTTTAACGATGTCATATTCACACGAGATGGTACCGGGCGAAGTGTTTGCGGTAGTAGGCTTTACTCCGGAAATTGACAGTTTTTACAAAGTAGAAAGAGTCGATTCTCCAGATACCGTATTTGTATCGATTACAGAAGAAGTAGAAGCCTCTCTAATAGACACACCGGTATTAGAAGATGACGGTGCCTTATTTAAGATGCGTAGCCTACGCGTCGATCACTTATCGGCAGTGAAAGAATATGCTCCTAAGTTAGGATGGTTGCCGACTGATAAAGTATGGGTCGATAAAGACACTACAGATGACCGCTGGGCAGTTTATCAAAAGAATTTACCGTGGACATTTAAAGAAGAACTGTTTATTTCTAAGGGAGAAGTAATTGAAGGTGCCGACTTAGGGTATTCGATTGCTGTTCGTGCTGACGGGCTTGTAGGTGTAGTCGGTTCTCCAGAAGCAGGTCCGCTAGTAGATAATGAAATGACCCTGGGACGTGGTGTAGCAAGATTCTTTGCTAAGGCATTAGGAAAGTACTCGGTACCAACAAAACTAATCCTCGACCAATCAGGCGTTTCGAGATTTGGTCACGCAGTTGATATTACCAACGATATCGTTGTCGTCGGAGCCCCAGAAAGTACTTCGCTTACAGGTCCTAATTCAAATGCCGGTAAGGTAGTGATTTACAATATATCTGGGCAAGATGTTAACTTACGACATATTATTAACAACACAACAACAGATGCGTACTTTGGATATAGTGTTTCAGTATCTAAGGACCAGAAGTGGCTGTATGTTGGCGCCCCAGGCGAAGACAAAGTTTATGTGTATAAACACATAGATGTAGAAAGCTCTGCTCAGGCAATTTTAGCTGACGGAATAGCACAATCGTATGCGCTCACATTTACTCCGTATTCAACGGAAGCAATTTCAATATCTACTGCTACTGAGACTCTGGTACCAAACGAGGATTATGTTCTTAACGGCAATAACATTGACTTCACTGTTATTCCTCCAGTTGATACTTATATCATCAGGCAAGGGTCGTATTACGATGAGGTTACTAGCCTTACTGGTACAGCAGGCAGCAGATTTGGACACGCAATTAAAACCAATAGCGACGGAACTAAACTAGTAGTCGGGGCACCAGATAAGACAGTTAGTGGAGTTGAAGATGCTGGAGCAGCATACGTCTATGATAGATACGTAGAAGAATTCATCGGTGACGGAGCAACGACTGACTTTGCACTAGGATTAGCGCACAATGCTGCCTTCCTACCATCTGTATTCTTAGACGGTGTCGAAGTATTCCCAACGATGGTAGGATTAACGGTTACGTTTGCTCCAGCCCCAGAAGTAAATCAAAAGATTCGTGTAGAGCTTAACCAGTTCGGAACTCCTCTACAAGAGTTAACGATAGGAAGCGATCTATCGTTCCGTGCTAACTTTGGCGCATCAGTTGCTATAGCAGAATCTGGTAAGAACGTGTTCGTTGGGGCACCAGGATACTGGAGCGAAGATACCGAATCTAGTGCGGTATTCAGATTCACATTAGCGGCACAAGAGTTTAACACCTTCTTATCTGAGGAGCTGCTAGCCGACTTTGATACTAAGAAACTAAAGATCAATGATCGTTACTTTGAAATTCCTGCTGGCACACCTGTTCAGACGTTAACGTACTTGAACACCACCGTTGGAATAGCAGGGCTAACAGCAACAGACGAACTCGGTTACTTACTACTAGTATTTGATACTACTGCCAATGAGAAATTTACAGTGGTTAGTCGATCAGTCGGATTTACGATTAAGCCGTTCTACCTAAGCCAAACAATTATTAGCCCACGGCCTGATTCGTCGGCTCAGTTTGGTAGCGCACTGGCTTACATTGAATCTACTAGCACGTTAGCAGTCAGCAGTAAGGGAGGCGACACCCTCGAGCGCACAATCATTGATGGTGGAACCGTTACACTAGACGGCAACATTACGGTGATAAACGACCTAATACCAAATACAGGTACTGTGTTTGTGTTTGAAGAACTAAGCAATAGTGCTAAGACATACGAAGACCCAACGCTATTTGGTATCGTTGATGATTTAATGCCAGAAGGAATTAGTCCAGAGGATAACTTCGGACAGTCGGTCTGTCTGACAGATAAGGTAATGTTTATTGGCGCTAACTTTGGCGAATCACGGGGCGATGCTATAGAGACTCCGTCAGTTCCAGTGCCAGAGACTACTAACGCTGGACAGATATTCTTCTTTGAGAACCCGGGTGCTACAAAGGGATGGAGTAAAATACGAGAGCAAGGTGAAAAAGTTGATCTAGAAAGCGTGACTCGTATGTTCTTGTACGATAACAAATCGCAAACTATTATCACTAGCCTTGACACGTTTGATCCGATCAAAGGAAAGATATTAGGTGTAGCAGATCAAGACATTACTTATAGAACATCAGTTGATCCAGCCTCTTACAACAGAGGAGCCAACACAGTCGTAACAATCGACGAAGACTACCATTGGGGAGCATCACAAGTAGGACAGGTATGGTGGAATCTAGACAAAGTTCGCTACATTGATTACGAACAAAGCGATCTTACTTACAGAATAAAGAACTGGGGCAAGTTGTT